CGGCCCTCAACAATACCCAGCGGCCCTATAATTTCTCATAGAATAGAAACTTTTAGGGGTCTGTCCTTCTGTAATTCATCCAATTGAGGAGAAATTCCCCTCCCAATCATGTCATTTAAGACACTTGGGAGGTTACGGAGGCCTTTCGACAGAGTATAGACCAGACGGGGAGGCAAGGGTGAAATATCCTTACCTTTCCAGAACAGTCTCTTTGCGAATTCTGCCACACCATCTTTGGATATCAGTGATTTTGAGAGATTTATTTCCACCCCTAAATCCTCAGTCAAAGTGAGATACGTCATTGCCACAGCCTCATTGGCAATGACAAGGTCATCACCTAACACTGCATACTCAGTGAAATTGGCTAAACCAACTCTCCGAGCAGCCACTAACACGATTATATGATGCGTTAACGCTAACATACCCCAAGAGGAGTAGGCTCCCATCGGCTGACCCACACTATAGAAAAGTGGGACCGATTGGAGGTACCAAGGCCTCTTGATAAGGACATTAGCTCAATGATCAGCAAAGCTATCATTGACTAAACAAGACAGAATTTGCTTCTGAAGGAGTAAGGGTAGACGATCGGTAGCGGCAGTTAAGTCAAAACTCCAAAAGGAGGAGTGTCCACGGTCATAAAGACGACGAATTGGAGCTAATTGGTCATATGTACCATCGGTGGGAAGGGTACGTATTAACCGCATTAGTCCATCGTGCAATGGACGCAATACAGATTGCGTTCAGAGGTCAGTGATGGCGAACACTCGGACTTTCCCCGCCGCCTCGTTCTTCTTACTCAATTTCCCCAATTTAGGCTCCATCCCGCCAAGACTCTTAAACGAGGTTTCAAGAGTCTCTTTAAAGGAAGGGAGATTTTCAATCTCTTTTAGAAGCAATGCACGTAGGTCCGGACCTGTTGAGACTGCCAACGCCAATAAACTATCTAGTACGACTCGATTCTGACTTAGAGCTAGAGCATCTAAGGGAATTCCGAGAACGGCTATACGGTTATTTGGGCCGGCTGACACAGAGGGTAACAGCTTAGCGTCGCCAAGAATCACAAACTTGGCAAACGCACCGATGTCACGAAGACAAGCCCGTATTTCAAACTCGGGTAACACTTGCGTGTTCCCACTGAATACATCCGTTATAGTATTCAGTTTGAGTATAGGCTTAATCTTTAAGACTCTGTATATCGTCAGGATGGATAATACCAATTGTATAGTCAGGATGTCTCGAGATTCAACTCGTAATCTTAAGACTCCTGGTATAATAAGTGGTAATCCCCGTCTGGTGGCAACCCTCAGACCACTACTGGTCTCAGGGCAGCCTGATAAAGCTTTCATTGTCAACCGGTGACACTCCTTCAGGTAGTTTACTAAGA